CGGTACAAGAAGAAAATTATGACCCATCATTAAATAATAAAGATGGGGAAGTTATTACAGCTGAGTCTTTTTTAAAGATGGTTAATAACTTTAATAAAATTAATTTGTCAGAGTCAGATATTATTAATATACTTGAGGAAACTCAGAATCCTACAATGACTAAATCTGAGTTATTAGAAACTATTAATAATAATTTAATATCCGAAGCAAATATGAATGATAATGTAAGACAAAAATTTGAAAGTGGTGATAATGACTATAACGATATATTAGGTCAGGAACTAACTAATCAGTTAGCTCAAGAAGCTTTTCAGGAAATAGCTGACGATATTAGAAGAAAAACCGGTAAAAGAGATGTAACAATAAATGATGTACAAAGACTTTTAGGTGGTTCTTTAATGGAGGCAGCAAAAGAAGAGTTTAGAGTTGGTATTGAAAGCTTGGAAAGGAAGGCGGTAAAAATGATTAGTAAACAATATAAAATCCCTAAAGGAGCTGTTGAGTTTGACGCTAAAATAGTTGGTATACCACCACAGATGTTGGTTGGTAGAGATATGTCACCGGAAGAAATGGAACAATTATCAAACCAAGCTGGTGTTAAGGTAGGTAAAATTAATCGTCAAGGGTTAAAAATGACTAAAGGTGATAAACCACCGCCCCAAGGTAAAACTAACGATGAATTAAAACCACAAATCAAAAGACGTAGAATAAGTAACGCTATGATACATGGGGCAGCTAGAAAATCACAAAATCTACACCACATGGACGACCAACTTAGACAAGAAAACCCTGAATTAGGTAGGAATTACTCTAATGTAATGTCAGCTAATGACGCAAATTATTTTTTATTAGATGATGAAACTATTAAGAGAGAAGGTGAAAGTGGTATTCACGCTGGAAACAATAGGTTAGATTTATCCGACCCAAAAAAACCAAAAATAATAGCTGAAGGAATGATTTTCCCAATATTATTACATGAACTATCAAAAGGTGTGGCCGAATTAATGTCTCTTTGGGGTATGTCTAAATTAAGTTCTGAAGAAAAAAAATATATTTATGACAAGACTGATAACCTTTCGTCAGAAACTAACGATATTCGTTTAGGTTCTAAAATTTGGGAAAGATTTGTTGAACAGATACCAGTAAATAATCAAGAAGCAATTTCTTTAACTTTTAATATGTTACAAGAATTATCTGATAGTGAATTTAATAGTGTTATTGAAGGTTTGATTAGAAGAGATTCTGACGCACAAAATAAAATTAGAAGAATGGCTGAAGAAGCTTTATCAGAATTACAAAGAGAAGCTTCAGATGATGCTTTTGGTGGTTATGATGATAGTCCTGAACAAGAAGATGAAGGTGAAACTTTAACACCACCCGAAGAACCAGAAGGTGAAGATGTCAACCCAACACCCAACACTGAAGAACCTGAAGAGGTTGACTATAATGATTTAAGTACTAGAGAACTACAAGACTCTCTTGATGACGCTTTAGATGCTGGTGATATGGAATTAGTTAGACATATAGGTTCTATATTGAACTCAAGATAAACGGATTAGGGCCGTACCTACATTAGGTTAAAAAAAAGAAGGGTATTTAGTAGCGAACTAATACCCTTCATGGCCTAAACCATATACGGTCCTAAAATCGTACTTCTTAAATATTGTACTCCCACCTATAACCATACGAACTTTTACCCCTACCTTTTAACACACTACAGATATTAGATTTGTTGTATTGTTGGTTTTTTTCTATAATATCACTTATACTAGTATATTCCCTAATTAAAACACCTTCTTTAGTGAGTTGTTTTATACTGTTGAAATTAATAGTACTGTTTTTCTTACTTAAGTTCTCCTTCCACTCTTTTGAGTGTTTTTTACCTTTAAATGGGTTTACGTAGTTAGGATTTAGTCCACGTTTACCCCTCATTTTAATTTTAGTTTCTTCACTATGTGACCACCCATTTAGTATCACGTCAGGGTTCTTCGTCCAAGAATTTAATAATTGTGCGGATAGTAATTGTTGGTTTCTCTCCTTAGAGTTTGGTGGGAATTCTTCCGATAAAAACATGTGTGCTTTTTGATGATTCTCGTAACTCAAGTAAATTAAATTACTCTCATCGTCTGAACCACCCAAACACTTAGGTATTATATGTGGTAATGACCTAATTCAGGTGTTTCTAATCTACAATTATTAATAAATTCGTAATAATTTTCCATATAATATAAATATTACCAACCCACGACAAAACCCATCAAAGTTCGCTACTAAGTGGGTTTTTTCATGCTTATTGATATTTATAACCATGGGATTATCAAAAGCACAAATGTTATATGAAATAGGTAAATGTATAAAAGACCCTATACACGCTATAGAAAATTATTTAGAAACAGAAGATAGGACACAAAACGGAATAGTTCCATTCAAACTATTTCCAAAACAAAAAGAGCTAATTAACGCTTACCTAAACAATCATCACAATATTGTGATGAAACCAAGACAAGCGGGTATAACCACAACAACCGCAGCTTATTTAGCTGTATTAACCGCTTTAGCTTCAAATAAAAGTACACAAAAAATACTTATTGCTGCAAATAAACAAGAAACAGCCAAAGAGTTTCTTAAAAAAGTTAAAGATTTTACATCACAATTACCAGATTGGATGGATGTTTTTAGGCCTAGTGGTTCTAATGGGTGGTTTGATAGTGAAAAGAACTCTAGTTCACACTATAAATTATGGAATGGTTCTGAAGTAAAAGCTGTTGCATCATCAAAAGATGCTTTAAGGGGATACACCCCATCAGTTATAGTTGTGGATGAGGCGGCATTTATTGAGGGTAATAAAGGTGAGGAGTTTTATACTGCGGCACAACCATCACTTTCTACAGGGGGTAGGTCAATATTAATATCTACACCAAATGGACATGACCCACTATATCATAAAGCATATATAAATGCGGAATCGGGTGACAATAATTTTAATATTGTTGAAATGAGGTGGTATGAAGACCCTAGATATAATAAAGGTATGACATGGGTTAAGAAGGAAAGAAGTAAAGATGGTGATGAGAGTGTAGAAACTAAAAAAGAAGCCAATCCTGATGTGTGGGGTAGTTTAATAGAGGGCGGATGGGAACCAACATCAGAATGGTTTGAGAATATGTGTGCACAACTAAACCACAACCCTAGGTCAATAGCTCAAGAATTACTTTGTTCATTTTTAGGTTCTGGTGATAAAGTTATTGATGACAAACATGTGCAAAGACAAAAGAAAGAAAATGTAATAGACCCAATTAGAAAAGAGTGGATGGACGGTAATATGTGGATATGGGAAGACCCAATAAAGGACCATCAATATATATTAGCTGCCGACCCTTCATCTGGTTCTGCTGATGATTTTGCCGGAATTTGTATTTGGGATTATACTACTGGTAATCAGGTTGCAGAGTATCACGGTAAAGTTGCTCCAGATGTGTTAGGTGAGATATGTTTTCATTATGGACAATCTTATGACGCTTTTATTGTGGTCGATATAACTGGTGGTTGGGGTGCCTCTGTTGTTTTACGTTTGATTGAGATGGGTTACGCTAAAAAATCACTTTACTATGACATAACTGTCGGTATTGATGCTGTAGAGAATAATAGAGCTTTACAAAAATTCATGAATAATGGTAAATTACCAGGACTTAATTTTCAAAAAAATAGAAACACAATAGTTTCTAAGTTAGAGGAGGGTATAAGGGTTGACTCATTTAAGGTTAGGTCTATTAGAGCCTTGAATGAGATGGACACGTTTGTTTTTAAGAATGGTAGAGCAGACCACATGAAAGGTTATCATGACGACCTTTTAATGCCAATAGGTATGTGTATTTTTGTGGCTAGCACATCATTTAAAGATTTGGAAAAATCAAAAGGACAAGCTAAAGCAATGTTAAATAGTTGGTCAATACAGACAACAACTAGTGACGATGTTAGTGGTTTGAGTGAGGTTGTTGGTGGTGGTTTTTACACCGATAATCTTGATAAGGACACACAGAGTGTAGCTAACACTAAAGAGTATTCTTGGTTGTTTGGTGGTTTACCTGGGATTAAAAAATAACTTACCTTTATTATAAATAATATCATTCACATTGATGGGGTGTAGATTATCTTTATTAATGATATTTATAATAAGAATAAAAAATTAAAATGGCAAACGAAGATAAAAATTTAACAGTATACCAAAAACTATTCTATTTATTTGGGCAACCTGGTGGACCAAAAAATAATACAACTAATAGTGAATACACGTTAACAGATAATGATTTAATTGTAACTAAATCTAAACAAGAGTTCCAAAAAGAGAAACTACAGTTACAACAACAAAAATACTTAGAGAGTCAGTGGGCAAAGGTTGACAATGAGTTATATCAGAAATCTGTTTTTTATGAAACATCTAGGTTAGCCTCATATATGGACTACGAAGCTATGGAATTCACACCAGAAATAGCTGTAGCTTTAGATATCATGTCTGAAGAAAGTTGTACTTTAAGTGAAAAAGGTCAAGTAATGTCAATATATTCTGACTCTTCTAGGATTAAAAAGGTTTTGGAGGACCTATTCTTTAATGTGATTGACATACACTCTAATCTAGCCATGTGGACTAGGAATACTTGTAAGTATGGTGACAATTTTGTTTATTTAAAAATAGATTATAAAGATGGTATTATTGGAGCTAGCCAATTAACTAATATAGACATAGAAAGAAAAGAATCTGGATTATTCCCAGCTCAAGAATCTATGGAAAATGAGGATGATAGTAAAAAAAGAGAGGTAACTTTTGTATGGAAAGATAGGACGTTGGAGTTTAACGCTTGGGAAATCGCCCATTTTAGATTATTAGGTGATGATAGAAAGATACCCTACGGAACATCCGTACTGGAGAAGGTTAGGCGTATATGGAAACAATTGCTTTTAGCTGAAGACGCTATGTTGGTTTACCGTGTTACAAGAGCTCCTGAAAGAAGAGTGTTTAAAGTTTATGTTGGTAATATAGATGATGAGGATGTAGAAGCTTATGTTCAAAAGGTTGCTAATAAATTTAAAAGAGTTCAAACAACAGATTCACAAACAGGACAATCAGATATTAGGTACAATACCTTAGCTGTAGACCAAGATTATTTCGTACCGGTTAGGGACCCAAATGCCTCTATGCCGATAGAGACTTTACCTGGGGCGTCAAATTTAGACCAAATAGCGGATATACAGTTTATCCAAAGGAAAATGGTTACGGCTTTAAGAGTACCAAAAACATTCTTAGGTTTTGAGGAGCCAACTGGGGAAGGTAAAAATCTAGCTCTAATGGATATTAGGTTTGCTAGAACTATTAATAGAATACAACAAGCTATGATTCAAGAGTTGAATAAAATAGCGATTATACATTTGTATATTTTAGGTTTCCATGATGAGTTAAATAACTTTAAATTGTCACTAAATAATCCATCAACACAAGGTGAGATGTTAAAAGTTGAACAATGGAAAGAAAAAGTGTTACTATATAAAGATTTAGTTGCCGGAGTTGATGGTGGTATAGCGCCGACATCACATACTTGGGCTAAGAAAAATATATTCAATTGGTCATCTGATGAAATATTAGAAGATTTGGAGCAACAAAGATTAGAAAAGGCAGCTTCAGCTGAACTAGAACAAACTGCTAGTGTTATTAAAACTACTGGATTCTTTAAAAAGATAGACAAATTATACGGTGAACTACCAATGGACCAAGGTGATTCAGCAGAAGGTGATACCGGAGGTGATACTGGTGGTGGTTTCGGTGATACCGGAGGTGATGATGGTGGTGGTTTCGGTGATGATGGTGGTGGTTTCGGTGATGCTGGTGGTGATGCTGGTGGTGATGCTGGTGGGTTTGGTGAAAGTTTTAGAGGTGATGAGGATATTATAGATAGGTTACTATTAGAGGGTAAAAAGAAAAATCAAGATATATCTTTGATGACAAAAGGTATAGATTCACTAATTAATGGTGAAGATAGTGAAACACTTACTGATTAGGGCATATTTATTTTAAAAATAATACTATGAACTTTGGCACATTAAAAGATATATTTTTAGATAAATTAATAGAATCTTATACTTCTGATAATAAGATAGGCAAAACTTTATATAAAAAATTTATAAAAACACTAAAAGAAAACGAAACATTAAAAACTGCTTTTATTGTTTTTAAGAATATCGAGAATAAAACGGTTAAAAGTGAAACAATAGCTAATAATTATTTAAAAGAAAATATTTCTTTTTTAGAAAATTTTAGAGGAGAGAACTCACTAAAAGAACAATCAAAAAAATTAGTTAATATATTAGAAGAAAATAAAATCGACTTAAGTGGTTTTACAACTAAAGAAATGCATAAATCTTTAGATGATTTAATCAACACAAAAAAATCAATCACAACAATAGACAAAATACAAGAGTCTAAGAATAATATAATATCTTGGTTGGTGTCTGACAAAATCGAAATAAATGAAACTGATGATAAAAAATATGTTAGAGACAACATAGACCCTAATAAATTTTTAGAAGTAGCTATAAATAAATTTAATGAAAAATATAAAGATTCATTAACCGAAGAGGAAAAAAATATATTAAAAATTCTACGTAGTAATAGTGATGTTAAAATTAAAGGACTGGTATCTAATTTAATTAAAGAAACTATAAAAATTATTAATGACCATTTAACTCATAGTGGTGAGAATATTAGTATTAAGAAAAAACTGTTGGAGGTTAAGGACGTTATTTACGGTATGACTGAAAATGATGGTAATTATAGTGAGAAAGCATTAAAGTTATACGAACTTAAAAAAAATATAATATAAGTATATGGATATGATAGAGTTAGTAACCCCGATAGTTACAGCTTCTGTTGGTATAATCGGTACATTAGTCGCGATTAAATATAAACATAAGTTATCACAAAAACGTTTAAAAGAAGAACACGTATGTCCTATAGGGGAATGTATTCGGGAAGATACGGCTGTTCTTAATAAATTGAAGGATGTGTTGGCCACAACTAATGCTGATAGGCTATGTATATTTTCGTTTCATAACGGGGGCAATTATTATTCAGGCAAATCAATGCAAAAAATGTCAATGTCATATGAAGAATTGGATAATGGAATTTCCAGTATCCAACTAGATAAACAAAATATACCAGTTTCAGCATGTATGACCACTTTGGAGCCACTTATGTCAAATGGGGAGTTCTATAACATGGACACTAAACAGTATCCTGAAGGTTTATGTAAATATCATCTATTAAAGGATGGTGTTAAATCAACATATTATTGGCCTATAATAGATATAGATAATAACGCGATTGGTATGTTAAGGCTTGATTATGTTAAAAGAAAAACAAAAATTTCACTAGACGACCAAAACTTAATGGAAGAGTTATCAAAGCAATTACCTGGATACCTAAGTAGCCCCATTATTAAATAATAAGTAAAAAAGTTTCATAATTATGTTAAAAGATATGTTAAAAGAAAAAGGAAAATGGTCACAGGGTAGGGTATACCTATTAATTTCAGTTATAGTGTATTATATAACATTAGGTGTTCTTATGTTTGCCGGAATACACACATCTAAAGATGGTGATGGTTTAGATATGGATAAATTTGAAATAATAATAGAAGCCCTTAAATACGCGATGGTACTATTTGGTGGTTACGTTTTTGGTGGTAAATTTATTGAT